CCCGCGTGGAGCTCCACACCGTGATCCCGGTGGCCTCTTTGATTGCGCTGTACTCGAGCCGCAACGTCGTCTCACCACCGACCGCCGTATTCGGGGGTGGGCCTGCAAGCCCCGTCGTCACCACGTCGCCGCTCTTGCTCGAAGCCCCCGCCCCAGTCGGTATGGTGAGAGCTCCCGGGTTGGCAATCACGAGCGACGTATCCACCACGACGCTCTGCACTTGGAAAAACTGGCCATCGCTATCGAGTCTGATCCAATCGTCGGCCGCCACGTCGCTTGTGTCATCCACAAGCACGGTTGTCGTGCCATTCCACGTGTAGGTGCCGACTAGGGCGACTGCGATCTCTTCGTTGGTTTCCGCAGTCCCCGTACCGTCGTCGATGTAGATCGTGATGTAGCCGGGTTGCACGGAGTCTTCGATTACCTTCACGAAGAGAATTGACGCCCCCGTGTCGGGGTCTTGCTGGCCGATCAGATTGCTCTCGATAGCGCCCACCGTGCAACGGGCAAGGCTCGCAATGAAATTCTTGATCCGGTTGCGGAAGCTATCATCGGTCTCTTTGTCCGCGCCATTGCTGAAGCCCGTTAGGTTAGTTACCTCATCCACGCCCGCGGGCTTCGACCCGAAGCGGATAACGGTGGTTTGCGCTACGTTGCCCGCAGCCCCCGGTTGCACAGCAAGCACCGAAACAAGGTTGGAGTCACGCCCCACGCCGTGCCCAGACACCCGCTCGGGGCTCGTGGCCGATATCGTGCCCACCGCCGTTGTCGTGAATTCAATCCCGAGCGACGTTTTCACCTTGGTGCCCGCGGGGATTGTTACCGTGCCCACCGTGCCCGCCCGCGAGAAGACGACAAAACCGGACGCCTTCTGCGCCGCCAGTCGGCTGATAGTCGCGGGCTGTACGTCTTTGGCGCGCTCGTCGAGATCATCGCCAGTCGCCGTGTCCAGCGAGAAGAGCTTGAGCAGCCGCACCATTTGATAGAACTGCTCTGCGTCGGCTCGAGCCGCAGCGGCAAGCAAGTGCTTGACGACGGAGCTATCGCCCACGTCGCTGATACCCGCACGTGTAATGGTCTTCGCAAGCATCTTCTGCAAGATCTGCGGCTGTGTAAGCGGTGTGAAGCGCGGCATAGGTTCCCCCCTCTGTGCGCGTTGTCTTAGAACTCTAGTCGGATGTTTTGCCTTTGCGCGAAGCCGTACACCTCAAGCTCCACGTCCACGATCAGAGCATCCAACGCCACGTTGGACGGTGCCTCGGTGCTCGCGTCTATCCCCTGAAAAATGACGCTGCGGACGCTCGATACTCGCCCGTCCGCTTCAAGGCACTCCTGAATTCTGAAGCGAATAATCTCGAGATCCACGGCAGACTGATTGATCCCCGTAGTGCGTCCGAGGCCGAGCCTCGAATATAGGATATCCGAGCCACGCTCGGTTGTGATCCGAAGCAAAAGGCCCTGCGATAAGTTGGCAATGCCGTTGACCGACTGCGCGTCAATGCTCCCCCCGGCCACGTCGACGGGCAGATCAAAGAGCGGGCGTCTGGGGGCGGAAACCGTCGCGGGCCGGTTCGCCGTCTGATAGGTCTGCGTGGTGGCAATGTCACGGCCGAGTAGGTGCACGAGGGGGCTTTCTGTAGGTCTCACCCCTAGCGTTACCAGTATCGGCCTGTCTTCGGCCGCCTTGCTGAAGTTGGGCACGAGTATGCTATCGCCGGTGCCGAGAGCTCCCGGCAACGCGGGCTCGTCGGTCGTTTGCAGATCCGACGAAGCTTGCGGGTCGGTAAACGGCCCTTCAAGGTTGTTCGTGTCCGCAATGTCATCCCACCTGCGAGCGTCGCCGAGATAGCGCGAAGCCAGGTTTGACAGTGTATCGCCCGCGCCCACGGAAACAATCTGCGCGCTGCGGTAGTTGACTACGAAGACGCTTTGGAAGGTTTCCCCCACGCCGGATTGCACGTCACCGGGAGTTAGCCTCGTACCAAGCGAAGCCCATCCCGCAAGCGAGTCGGGCGCACTCGATCCAAGTGCCTCGAGCTGGCGTGCTCGGGATACGTCTCGCACCAACGCAGACCGCTCTTTGCGCTTGCGGGCTTCGCGCTGCTTGTCCGTCTCGAACTTCGCCGGGTGCGTGCCGAAGAGCTCGAGCGCATCCCGTATGTCGTCAAACTTGTGCAGCACGGTGTCGTCGATGTTTTGGATATCCTCGTTTGCCTCTTTCAAGGTGTCCCACGCCTCGAGTGCGCTGTCGATGATACCAAGCACAGAGTCAATCAGAGCAAGAGGGGCCGAGATCAGATCAGTGATCCCGTCCACGAAGTCGGACGCGGCATCGATCAAGGTGGATACGGCGTCGAGGATCTTGGCCGTGTCTTTGATGAAATTCTCAATCTCACCGGCAATGCGGGTCAGGTCTTGCACCGCCCCGGTCGCCAGGTCGATTGCGCCCTTGATCGTGCGCACAGCGTCTTTCATCGCGTCAAGAAGCGACTTATCTTCGGAGAAATCAGCGTCAACCGCTTTCGCTGCGTCGACCGCAACGAGGTCAATTGCGTATGAGTAGTGGAACGGTTGCGCGCTCGAGCGCTCGAGCGTGAACCGTTGCGGCACCACAAGCCAGTGCTCATCGTCTTTGGGTATGTGCAGAATGAGCTTGGTTTCTTCGCTCGTGCTCGGGTCCCGTTTGAGATCAGCATACGTGCGAAAAACTGCATCTTGCAGATACATGAAGTGCGCGTGCCCGGTAAGCAAGTCGGGAACGACGGGCTTTAGGTTGCGCGTGTAAGACTTCTTCTCGGGATTCACTGCCCTGAGCACCCAAGGGCCGCTGCCATTGAGCGGACGCGGCTTGAATCCGGTATGGCCTCGAATGGAGATCAAGCGCTGCACAATCCCATTTTCTTCGGTGTAGAGTCCCCCGCCCTGCGTCGGCGTCACTTCCACCGTGAAGGGCTCTTCGACGCGCATGCTGTCTGGGGGAATGACGAAGGGGAAAAGGAATTGCTGCGTGAGCCCTGCAACAAGACGAGCCGGGGGCCGAAGCTCAAAGAAATTGAGCATACGACGAAAATATTTGTCGTCGCCCGTGGCTCGCTGGCGCGTCTCTTCTCGAAGCTGCTTCAATGCCGATACGGCCATCGTTTCCCCCTCATTCGATAGGCGCAACCGTAGGTCCAGGGAACGTCACGGCGCCGCCTGTCGTGGCGTTTGTGTGCATCATGGCCGCAATGTCAGCCGCGGCTTGCTCGAGCGTCACTTCGTCGATCACGTTTTGCGGCATGAGCGCTGCGAAGTCCGCAGCAAGCGTTGCGTGGGGCGGGGGCGCGATTGCCGTTGCTCCCGTGAAGCTTGTTGCGAGCCCCAGCGCTACCGCAGCCCAGAAAGCGACACACGCGGTCGGTATCGACACGATAGCGGCACCGGGGGCAGACATACCCGTGAGAGCTGCCGCAAAAGCCGCCTTCCCAGCCGCTAGCCCGACTGCTGACAAGGGCACACCGTTACTCTCAGCGTCCGCAGCATAGGTGGCGTAAGCATCAGCCAACGTTGTCGCCGCCGCGGCTTCTGTCGCCGCTGGTTCGAGCTTCTTGAGCTCGGTGGCGAGCGTGTTTTCATCCATGGCCATGCGTTACCCATCCGGGAAGGTGAGCTTGGTGCTCGTGGAGCCCCCGCTTGCATAGGCGGGAAATGCAGCGGCTTCGGCGGGGGGACCGCTCGGCCCCACGCCCGTGGGGTGCGTGTGCGTTGTGAGCCAGGTTTTCAGATCACCGTCGAAGAACGTTTCCCAATTCTGCGCAATCATCGCCCCCACCGCTCCGTCGCCCACCTTGAGCTCTGCGTCGGCGTCTGCAAGCTTGGCCTCGAGCGTGTTGGCCCCTTCTTCGAGTATCACGCGCCAAATTGAGCCGGCCTCTTTGAGTATGAGCTCGCGCAACGTCGCGGTGAGCTTCGCGTGAGCTTTGCTCTCGGGGGCATTGGGGTCCGCGTAGTCGAGAAGCTCGTCAATCACCGTCCCGGTGCTCTGTATCTTGCGCTCCCGAAGCTCCGTCGTGTGCTTGTTCGAGCTCATAACCGCGGGATTCTCGGGGTCGGTAACATGGTCTACCCATTCGGTTAGGTGCTCGGCCGCGGGGGGCAAGCGTGAACGCTGCGCCCCCTTCCCGTCGTCGGGTTGTGGTTGCTCGAAGCCGCGCTCCCCGTCCGCGTCGCGCAGCGTACCGTCGTTGGCAAAAGTCGTGTCGCAGATCCAATCCCCGTTGTTTTCCACGCCCCAAAATGAGCCGTGGTGCTTGCACAGATCCGGGTCGCCGTCCTCGAGCTTGAGACGCAAGCGGCGCCCGGTTGGGTTCTCTTCGTTGCCCTGATCGCGACTAGGGTGGGGCACGCCGCCGAGTATGACGGGCTCGGTCGGGTTGCCTTCAATGAAGCCGATCAACACGTGGTCGCCGTCCATGTTACCGACTTCGGTGGGCCCGTCCACGTCCAATGAGTCGCCCGTGATATCGAACGTGGCGGCTTTCGGTTTCCAGATCCGCCCGTCGTGCATGCTGCCCTTGTCCTGTAAAACCATGACTTGCCGCAAGGCCACGTAGCGCAGCCCCGGCAAGCTCGAGTAGCAAAGCACGTCGCAGTAAACGCCCGTGGGTATCCGCTGATCCTCATTCCCCTCGGGGGTCTCGGGATGATCCGGGTCGTCGGTCACGTAGGTTGCTACCACCACGCCTCGAACGAGCTGCCCCATTGCGTTGTAGCGTTGCCCCGGAAGCTGCCACCGCCGTTGCAATCCCCCTTGGGGCGTGACTTCGCCGCTCATGCTACCCCCGTGCTCGCCGCCCGCGGCGTCATGCGGACGGGCTCTGCATACTGATCTACAAGCTGCTCAATCGCATCCATCAGCGTATCATCGGCCCCAAACCACCCGCGCGTCACGCGCAACGTGGTGCGGATACCTTGACCGAATACCCAATTGTGCGTGACACCTTCGACGTAGAAAGTCTCGTCTAGCGAAGTCTCGCCCGCGTCGGCGGGGATACGCACGCGCGTGCCCACGCGTATGTCAGGGCGCCCAACCGCTAGGTTGATCTCGCCGTTGTAGAGATACGGGTTGATCGCGTACCAGTCGCGGAGCATGTGGCGTTGCGTGGCACTGAGCGTCGCCAGGTTGGCGTTGCGCGCCTTGTATCGACTCATCATGTCGTAGCGGCGCATCCCGTGCCGAAAAATGTCCTGCGAGCTCCACAACGGTTGCAGCAAGTCGTTGCGCCCGATCCGCGCAAATTCCTGCGTGAGCTGCGGCGACACGAAAAAGGCGTTGAGCCGTTCTGAGCCGGAACGCTGCACCGTGTCGCTTATGATCTGCTGCCGCGGCACGATATGCAGAGGCAACGAAAACCACGCGCTATCAAGCCCGAGCGAAAGGCCCGCGGGGTTGTTGCCCTGATCATCGAAAACCGCGCCGCTCAAAGGAAACGGTCGGTCACGGAAAAACACCGAAAGCGAGCTCTCTTCGACCGTGCACTCCTCGCCAGCCGCAAGCTGCACGCCGCCCTTGCCCAAGTCGCACCAGAGCTCGCAGAAAGCCGGGTCGCTCCATTCCTGCGCGAGCCCCCAAATGTTGCCCGTGGGCTCCATGAAATTGGGGTTGATCGAAATTCGGTCAGGCACGCCCGTAAACCCCTCAAGCGAAAAGCCCGCCTGTATGTCTTCGATGAAATTGCCGAGCGTGTTGGGGAGCGTCGTCGGGATCGGCCAATTGGCGCGGCCAATGCTCTCGAGCTCTTGCAGCCACGAGATCAGAAACGCTTGCACAGTCTCGGCGGGGTCCCCGCCGATGGTAGGCAAGATGGAATAGACGCGCGTTGAAGCGCTCCCCGCAAGATTCTCATGCGTGAAGCGGTTGAACCATAGCGGCGTCATCTCGAATTGCTTTGTGTGATCCCTCCCGGTGATCGAATAGACGTAGGACGTAGCCCCCGATCCCGCCACTGATCGCGTGCGGCCGATCTGATCAATCGTGCCACGCATCGTGTGCCACACCTTGCCGTGTCTCGTGAATGAGATATCCACCCAATCGTCATCCACAATCCGGTTGAATAGGAGCTCGGGCACCCCGCGGGCGGGCTTCAACGATAGCGTGAACGTCCCCGCCGACGCCATTTGCTTATCGACGGTCACGGACACAAGGGCGTGATCAGTATCACTGCGATAGCGCCCGACTAGGGGGAGCCTGCCACTGCTGGCAATGATGATCGGATCGCCACCGTATGAATGGATGTCGACTTGCACGCCGCTCGTTTCCGAGCCTTGAAAGCCGGGTCTGTTGACCGCTGCCTCGGGCATGTTTTCCCCCTAAAAGAGCGACGTGGCAACCTTGGACCATACGTCCCAAGCGCCCATCTTGCCCGCCTTGGCAAATTGCGCGTTGAGCTTCTCCAGATTGCCGGTGAGCTCCACCGACAGATCGGAAATCGACTTGAGCGGTCCCTTGGCCAGATCACCGAAAATATTGTTGACAGCGAGACTCGACTTCTGCAAATTCTGAAACACCGGCACGAGCTTTTCGCCCACGTCATTCTGCTTGTTTTGCAGTGCCGCCGCAGTCTGCAATTGCTTGCCAAAAGCGTTTACCATCCGAGCCGCGTCCGCTTGCACGTCT